TGCAATAGTCCAGCGCTCTTTTAAGCACTTCTATTTCTTGGTCTTTGGCGTAAATGATTTTGTTTAGGTCGCGTTCGTTTTGGTACAGCAACTCCGCCACGTCATCATTGTGGGTGTACTCACTCATGTGTTTGCTTAACAGTGCTGATGTAGGTAATGCCTTTAGAAGCGCCAGAAGTGTTAAGCGAGGGGTGCCAAGCGTTGCGGTTTTGCTCAGCGATAGTTGGTAGTGAGTGCAGTAGCCCGACAACTTCAAGCACAAGGCTGGACTCCTTAAAGCGCAGCTCTATAGCAAGTTGGTTGCTGAGGTTCATTAGTCGGGCGATTAGTTCACCTGTTGATGTATCCATTTGTTTCCTTTGTTATTTTCCTGATGTTGCCCGCCAGTGACCTAGCCCACCATTGCGGTAAAGGTACTGAGCGACTTTGACATTACAACGCGGTGTGAGCAGTGCTTTCATTGTGTCTTGTTTCTTACAGACAGCCCGTGTCACAGTCTGCCACCCTGAGTTGATCTGTAACAGCCCTTGGTCGTAGGACTTGACTGCCTTGCACTTTCGGTATGTGCTGGCTGGGGACAGTTTGCAATCTGCATGGCTTGTGCCGGGGTTGTAATTCCAGCCAATCGCTGTGGGCAGGCAGCGCGACTCGCGCCACATGATTTTGCTCATAGCAGGCACAACCTTGGCAGGAAAATACTCGGCCAGTAGCGGTTCCCATTTAGGGCATGAATTAGCAGCTGCACTTGCGTGGGCTGGGGTGGATAGGGCGAAAATAAGCGTTAGTGCCATGAGTTTCTTAATCAACTCTCTCAACTTCTGTAGGCGGCCCCCATGAATGCCAAGACTCTGCACGTTGGCAGACTTGGGTATAAACAATCAGGCCTGTGGATAAGTCTGTAAAGACTTGCACCATGGTTTTCTTATCTTTAGACCTTAGAGCCACATAGCCCCATGTCGGTATCATGGTCTGTTCGCCATCATTTTCAGGTAGAGCCAGCAGGACACCCAGCCGATAACGAAACTGACTACAAATTGGGTATCGGTCATGCCCAGCCCCTAACTGTGTCTATTCCTGCCTGTGTGATTGCACACACAATGCCCTGAGAGCCACTTGTAAGCGCCCTACGGATGCCTAAGTCCTCAATTAGACCTAGAGTGCGCAAATCTGAACAGCGCTTCCAATAGCCCTTAATGTCATGACCGTTTAGCGCGGCTCTAGCGCCTGCTTCCTCATCAGTCAGGCCCAGCGTGGCGTAAAAGTATTCCTGCAGCAGTAACGCTCGATGGGTATTCACCCGAATAGGGCTTGGCTGGCGGGATGTGTCCGGGTCTGTAGCCCTGAACAATGGTAGGTCTGTGTAGATCATGTTTCCTTTGACTTTCTGCTATTTGAGTAGCGATGGTTACTTTACACAATTTGCGAAGTCGGTGGTGGATATCCCAATGGAAACAAAGACACCCACCACCTAGCCTCAGCACTGCTCAAACAGTGGCTGAGAGTCCTTTACGGCAGTACAGGTGGCTTGTCGCCACAGACGTATTGCCAGTGCCACGCTTCAAACTCAGGCGATTTAGGGTCTGAGCCTTGAAGGTAAAAACCATACTTGGGTGCGTTGGCACACATCCAGTCAAGACACTTGCCACCCATTGAGACAAGGGCACCATCTTTTTCATAGCCGACATCTATTGCCAGACCGAAGCCGTGGTTAGAAGTACCCGGCACACCACTAGGCGACTTGCCCTTTTTGAGGTACCACAGTTTGTCTTGGTATTTGCGTGTTACTTGTGGGTTACGGCCTGAGTCTTTTAGCGCGTAACGATCAACAAACATGGCTAGTTGTTTATCGAATGGGCGGTAGTCGCCAACATTGCGCAGCTTGAAACCAGCAGCAAGACAGTCTGTGTAGAGCTTGTTAAAAGCCACTGCTGCACCTGTCCACATAACGCCACCTGTCTTGACCTTTTTAAGCATGGCTGGGGTCAAATTGCCGTTGCCAACTTTGGCTACCTCAGCAGGTAAAACAAGTTTTTTGTATGGGTAAACCTTTGTCATACTGGTGGGTCTTTGGGTTTGTCTTTAAGTCCGTTGCCAGCAAGCAGACCGATAAGTCCACCGGCAAGAGTCATGAGCATTGGGGAAAGAATTGCCCACGCTTCAGAATCGTTGGGTGCTTGCTCGGTTGGTTGCACTACAAAAAGCAGGCCGTATAGCAGCGCAACGATTGAGAACAGGAACGCGCTCGAAAGGCATACGCCTACTACAAGAATTAAACGTGCTTTTATTTGCTCGTTGCTAAGTCTGTTTTCGGGTTTCATGCGCATTTGCTTTCTATGAATGATTTGTTTGCGGTATCTGTGGTTTCACAGTTGTGGCGTACACGGTCTGAGCAGGCTGTGAGCGGTAACAAAACAACCAATAAAACTAGGGTTTTTCGGGTCATGCAGGGCCAATGTCCTCAACAATAAGTTGAGCAGGAAAAGTTGCTCCTCTAGTAGCAGTTGCGGTTCCTGACGAGTTTTGCAAAGTTGCGACCACAACTGTTGAACCAGCAGTAAAAGTTCCCACCCATACAAGAGTGATGAAACGGTCAGTGCCGTTCACTGTGTTGTCGGCTCGTTGTAATTGTGTGCCTGCAAGGTTTGTTTGCCTCAGCCGAGCAACGATATATCCCGTGCCAGCAGCCAGTTCAGGCTCGGTGTAGGTAATTCGGTAATAACGGTTAGCAACCGCCGTAAACGCGCTACTCGTTATTGTTACTTCCTCTGTGTTTACTACGCTTGAATCTACTGAGGTGTTGTTATTCAGCGCCATTACTCCACGCGGGAAGCGATTCTGTTGCGAAGCGGTGAGAATCTGACCAGCCGTAAAGTCAGTGTTTGGATTTATTGCCATGTTTGTCTCCTTTAGAAACTTAGAAGGTTAGTAGTAGAAAGAGTACCGAAAATGGCATCGTCAAGGGTGAAATAGGCGTTTCCATCTGTGGACTCAAAAGTATAAGAAACAATGTGGCTGCCGGGTGTGATGTTGTGGGCAATGCCCGACACAATCAGGGTTTGGGTCTCGGTTGCTGGGGTGCCCACTACAAAGTTTTTAACTACGGTGGCAATGCTGGTCATATCAAGATTAAAAAGAATGTTTTGGTTAGTGTCCGATAGAGCTGACATTTCAGTAGATAGCCCTGTGAAGCGTAGAACTGGGTTTTGATATTTGCCCAGCAGATAGTTACCAAGGCCAGCAACCTCTGTTGTGGTGCTGTTAAGCAAATTGGTTAGCGCATACTGTTGTGCTTGATACAAAGCAATGCTGTCTGCGTTGCTAGTAGTCTGCACAGCGCCAGCGTCTGATTGAGTAATTATGTAGTTGTACAGCAGCTCGTCACCAAATTGGTTAATAAGCGTCTGGTAGGGCAAGCCTGTGCCGTCAGTGTTAAAGGTTGCCCCAGCCACAGGGTTAAGCACACTAGACCTACCCTTAAAAGTAAAAGTGCCATTAGCAGACATAAACAAATAGCCCTGCTCGCTGGTGTTTACAAGCTGCAAATAGTTGAGGCAGTTTGTGTCTTGATCTATTGCAAAAGCGCCAAGGGTAGATGAGCCTGTGTCAATAGATCGAGCGCCTTGATAGTCAATTTCTGGCATGTCTAGCACTGTGTTTATACGTGCACCTGTGGCTTGAACAGTTGAGACAGAAGCGTTGAGCGCTTGGTTAGCAAGCACTGTGAAGTTGTCAGAGCATGAGGCATACATCATGTCTTGGTTGCTGATGTCGTAATCAAGGTTCCAGTCAGTAATTAAACCTGTGTAAATTGGTATGCCATTAGCGAGTATTTGTACCGGGCATCTTGGCAACACAAACGGGTAGTAAGGGCTGTCAGTATTACTTGGGTTAAGTATTTGCGTAACGTTGTTAAAAGCAATAACAGCAGTGCCAGCATTAAACTGGTCTAACTGACGTGAACGCCCGCGCGTAATATTGACAGACTCAACAATGCTTGTGAGATCAACAAAGGTAACACCACCTAAAGTGCCACGCCCTGCAGTGTCAAGGACACCATAAAAAGCATCGTCAAGCTGAAAGGGTGTGCCAAAGCCAGTGGTGCTCTGAAAGCCCACCAGCACCTGCATTACTGGCACACTCATGCTGGTGCAAATACCGTTCCGCTACGGCGCTGGGCTTTTTGGATTGCTGCAATAATATCCTGACCAATTTGATCTGGTGTGCTTACAAGCCCGGCATTTACTGTGATGTTCATACCGAGGCCACCAGCCTTGTTTAACGGTATGACAGCCTCTGGGCCTGCCTCGCCAATCAGCGCCATAGTTGGGCTAGTCACAATGCCACCTGTAGCCATTTTTGTTAGATTGCCAAAGCCGTTGCCACCATCGCCAGCAGGTGCACCATCGCCACCAAGCCTGCCAAAACTGACAGAGCCAATAGGGCTGATATCTTTGCCGGGCTTAATAAGGTTGATGCCCTTAATTACCAAGTTAATCATTTTGATGTAGGCGTTAGCCATGAACTCAAAATAGCCAGCGACACCATTAACGACTGTGCGCACCACATTGCCGAAAGTGTCAAACTTCTTATAAGCGACAACTAGAGCAACACCCAAGGCAATGATGCCAGCCGTAATCAGCACTACAGGGTTTAACGCCATGGCCGCATTAACAAGCACAACTGATGCGGCTAACACACCGAAAGCAGCCGCTACAGCCGTAATCAGTGTCGGGTTGTTTTGTGCCCACTCGGCAAACTTCTGCAGCACTGGCAAAGCCTTTTCGAGTATTGGCAACAGTGCAGCGCCGACACCTTCTTTGGCTTCGCCAAGGGCTACGCCTAAACGCTTCATAGAGCCTGCAGCAGTGTTGGCAGAGTCTGTAGCAGCACCACCAAAAGTGGCAGACATTGCAGCCATAACTTCATCAAGTGATGCGCCGTCTTTAATCATCCCGCGTAGTTCTGGGGACAGTTTTGCTAGCGCTGTGTAGTTTCCGCCGTAGGCACGCTCAAGCGTTTTTGTCACGCTTTCTAGAGACACGCCTTTAGCTGCGGCCACATCCATAGCAAGGTTGGCAGCCTTTTGTGCCTCAGCAATAGAACCTGTAGCGCGTACAAGACCAGCAAGTGCCGGGCGTAGTTCATCATCAGTAACGCCTTTAAGTTTGCCTTGCTGGGTTATGTATGCCTCAACGCTTTTGACTTGTTTATCGGTAGCGCCAGTGGTTTTCTGTAGCTGACGCGCCAGCAAGAGTTGTGCGTTTTCATCTTCCATCGCACCCTTAACAGCGTCACCAAGGCCAGCGACTAAACCAGCAAGCGCTACGGCTGCGTATTTGTTTGCTTTGCCCAGCGCATATTTGGCTTTGGCTTGCGCGCCTTCTAAATCCTTAAAGCCTTTCTCGGCTTCCTTTAATCCCTTTGGGTTGAATTGGGTAACGATTGGTAGATAGATAGCCATTATGCAGCCTGCCTTGCTTTAAGTGCTCGATTAGCGTCAGCGATTACTTCATCTACGGCTTTCATAATGTCAGCTGTGCCTTGCTCTTGTATGAACTTGCGTGATCGCCATAAGCCGCGTTGGGGTCTGCCAAATACGCTGGCGAGCA